GTGATCGACGTGATCTTCACCGAGTCGCCGGAGGCGGTGTCGCCCTCGTAGTCGCGGTTGCAGATCGCGCCCGCAACGTGCATCTTGCTGAGGTTCGTGAGGATCCGCGCCGACCAGATGTCGGGCACGAAGTTGGTAACGGCCATTGCCGGTGACCCCTTTCAGGGCTAGATGTGGGGAGCCGGAAGGCCCGGGCTCCTGCTAGGACTTGCCAGCCAGCACGTCGTTCAGGCGCCCTTGCTCGAGCGCCTCGTTGACCTGGGCGGGAGACATCGAGGCAAGCTCGGCCCTTGAGAGCTGAGACGGCCCCGCGTTGGCGGGCTTCGCGCCCTGGGAGGGATCGGGTCGCGGCGAACGCGGCTCGTTGCTCGGGGCCATCGCGGCCTTGAGCTTCTCGGCCTGCACGCGCAACGACTCCTCGTCGTGGCCCGTCAGGAACTCGTGGAGATCGGCAGGAACACCCATCTCCGTAGCGACCTGGAGGCGCAGCGCCCTCTCGGTCATCTCGGCGAGCGCCTTCTCGGCAGCCTCCGCGCGGGCGGCTGCCTTCTCGGCCTCGGACTTGCTCGCGTCCTCGAACTCCTTGACGCGGGCCTCGAGCTCGGCGGCACGCTTCTCGGCGGCACGCTTCGCGGCCCGCTCGGCGGCGATCGCCTTCTTGCCGGCGTCGCCCAGTTCGGGCGTCTCCGGCTCGGTCGTGGTCGTCTCGACCGCGTCCGTCGTCGGCTCGGTCGTCTCGACGGTGCTCTCGGACATGTGGTGCTCCCATCGCGGGGGTAACGCCTCGCCCGCCTCGCGCGGGGAGGAAGTCATGTGACGTAGCCGTAACGGCGCAGCAGGTCGATCGCGAGTGCGCGGTCGTCGCCCGCCAACTGGTAGATCGAGCGCGGCGTCAGGCGCTTCACGTCGGACAGCTCGAAGCGGTCCGGGGTCGGGTCGAGTCCGCGCGCGCGGCGCGCAGCCTGGTCGGTCTGCCCGGTGGCCTCGCCCATCGCCTTGCCGAAGCGGCCACGGGTGACGTTGGCGCCCTCGTTCGTGTACTGGAGGCGCGTGCCCATCGTGTCGAACGTGTGCAGCCCCGAGTTCGGGGCGAACGTCGACCCGTTGACCTCTGTGCGGCGGTTGCGCTTGGCGTACACGTTCACGACCTGCGCCGGGTTCGCCCCGTCGCGGATCGCCTGCGCGCCCGCCTCGGAGCCGGCGAACTTGGCCTGCTGCTGCGGGGTGAGCGAGTCGAAGTACGACTGCGGATCCTTGACGTACCGATCCGCGTCGAGCGCTTCCGACACCGGGAGCATCTTGCAGTCGCATCCAGGGTGTCGGGCGAAGCCCTGCGACCAGCGGTACACGCGCCCCGCGAGGATCGCGCAGCGACCGCACGACGGCGGCGTCAGCACCCGCACATGGGCCGTGAAGCCGATCTGCGCGGTGATCCCGGTGAACGCGGCGTTGTTGCCCGCCTGCGTCGTCTCGTTGCCGATGGCGAGCGCCAACCACGCCCCGCCGCGCCGCAGCGCGTCGTCGAGCGTCAACCCCGCGCCGATGCCCGTTCGGGCCACGATCGCGGGAGCGATCAGCAGCGACGCGAGCGGGCGACCGTCGGCGGTTACGCCGGTGAACGCCCGCGGGTCCGGGGTGAACTCCGCAGGCTCGACGTCCTGAGCCGCGGCCTGGTCGGCGACGTAGGTCGCAGCCTCGCGGGCTGCGGCGAACTGCCCCCCAGCGCGAGCAGCTGCACGGCACGCTCGAGCAGCGCGCCCCACGAACCGCCGATGTCGTCGGGGTCGACCTCGCCCCACAGTCTCAGTGCAGCATCGACGGCCCGACGGGTCGTCACCTGCTGCGCGCGGTAGTGCGCCCGTGCGAGGCGGGCAGCCTCGGCCACGGGTTACGCCGCGGGCGGGACAGGGGTCGGCTTCGGGCCGACGAGCGCCGACAGGTCGCCGGCGAGCACACGGTCGACCGCCTTCGCGTCCTCGTCCTCCATGCGCTTGATCTGCGCATCGGAGTAGCCGACGTCCTCGCGGGCCTGCCGCTTCGTCGTGATGCCCTCCGCGTGCAGCTTCACAGCGGCATCCGCGACCTGGCCGCGCGTCGGCGTCGCCGGGTCGCGCCAGATCGTCTCCAGCCGCGCCATCTCAGGCGCGACCTCGCCCGTCTGCCACAGCGTCGCGATCCGCATGACCTGCTCCCACTGCCCGCCGAACGTGCGCTGACGGCGCTCCGCGCGCTTGATCAGGCGCTCGAGCCCGGCACGCCGGGCCTCGGCGGAAGCGGGGTTGTCGGTCGACTGCCCGAAGAAGTCGGACGGCAGACCGGCGACGGACGCGGCGAGCTGCGCGAGCGTGTGCAGCGTCGAATGGAAGTTCGACAGCTGCGCCTCGGGGAACTGCCCGACCTGCGGGGTGTTCCCGTACTCGTCGCCCTCGATCGTCCACACGCGACCGGCGATCTTCGACCACTTCGACAGCGGACGGCCCTCGGCGTCGTGGAAGTCCTCTTCCGACGCACCGACGGCCCAGCGCCGCGGCATCGCGTGGAACTCCGCGCTGACCATCATGTCCGTCGCGATCTTGCACGCCGCGTCGGACAGAGGCACGATCGACGTCAGCTCGGAGCGGCCCATCGACCGCATCGTGCGCCGGCGGTTCACGATCGGCACGACCGGGACGATGCCCTTGCCGTGCTCGTCGGCCTCCGCGTACTCGCGCCACGACTCGCCCGACGGACCCGACCGCTGCCAGAACGACGTTCGGTCAGGCTGGTACAGGGTCGCGTAGTCCATGCCGTCCTCGGACCACGCCTTGACCGCCTGACGCACATTGCGGGTGCGCTCGTCGATCTCCGCGTACACCTGCTCCGACGACTCGACCGTGATGAGCGGGAAGTCGCCGTCGTCGTTCGCGCCGACGATCACGAACGACCGACCGGCGGCCAAGGCCTCGACGTGCGCGGCACCCGACTCCCCGTCGAGGTCGTTCGCCTGCCACCACTCCCACAGCCGCTCGTCGCCCTGGTCCGCGCCCGGAAGGCGGAAGCCCTCGACGTCCAACCGCTCCTCGAGCGAGTCGACGACGAGCTCGGGCCAGTTGATGACCACGGACTTGATGCGCCCGTCGAGCTCGCGCACCAGTTCGTGCGCGATGTAGGTGAGCGGCTGGTCGCCGTCGTAGTACGCCATCCACTTCCGCGTCTCGCGGGCCTGCTCCGACAGGTCGTCGATCAGGTCGGCGAGCGGATCGGGGGTTTCCGGCACGGCTCCCCCTTCAGAGGTCAGTGAACGGTGATCCCGCGGCGCTTGCGGGTCGCAGGGACTTCGGATGCCGCCTCGTGGGCGAGCGCGTCGGCCATCACGAGGTCGATCTTCTGGTGCTGGGTCGGCTTGCCGATGACGACGCCGCCAGGGCGCCGGACACGGCGGGCGTTGCGCAGATGCGTGAGCATCACGTCGTCGCCGTCGTTCGTGAACCGGGACTGCGCGGCGTCGACCTTCCACCGCTCCAGCGCCTCAGCCATCGGGCGGTTCCGGTACGTCGGCCACACGACGACGCGGCGGGGCCAGCGCACAGCCCACGCGTCGATCTCGGACTGCCACAGCTCCGGGTCGCAGTTCATGCGGACCACCTCGAAGCGGTCGAACAGCTCCTCGACGGCGGCCTGCACCTCGCCGCGCGGCACCTCGCCACCGTGCTCGGCAGGGTTCCACCACGTCGGCTTGCCGTCCGCGAACCGGGGCGTGAACGCGTGCCGCGACCCGTCGGGGAACAGCGCGCGGCCACGGATCGCGGTCCAGTCGTCGTACTGCGAACCGTCGAACCCGAGCGTGACGCGCGTGCCCTTCGGCACGTCGAGCCGCTTCGACAGCGACAGGAAGTGCGCGACCTCGGACTCGTCGCACCACGCATCGGCGGTAGCAACGAGCCGGTTGCCGAAGAACCGCTCGGCCTGCGGGCGGTCCTTCTCCATGAGCTCGAGCGCTTCGGCCTCGATCGCATCGAGGTCGACCCACGGAACACCGCGGTACACCTGGCGCAGAATCTTGCGGCGCTCACGCTTGTCACCGAACGACAGCGCAGCGTCAGCCTGCGGGAACAGGCGGAACACGTCGGCGGCACGCGACTCGAACGTGCGCTGCGCCACCGAATCCTCAGACGGGTCGAACGCGTTCGTCGTCTCGACCGCGCGACCACCCATACCGGCGAGGCCGCGGCGCTGCGTCTCCGCAACGGCGACCATGCCGGACTGCTTCGTCCACAGACCAACCTCGTCCTGGTACGCAGCCGTGATCGGCTGCCCCAGGCGGGACTTCGCGGACGACGTGACCTTGTCGACGCGACCGAGGTCGCCGACGCGCACGAACTCCTCGCCCACACGCATGAGGTCGGCGAGCGGACCCGCCTTCACCATCGCCTGCAACGGGCGCCAGATGTTCGCGGCCTGATCCTCGGAGAACGCCGTCACCTGGATCAGCGGAGTCGGCCACGGCTGGCCCATCGGCTCGCCCGGCTCGTACTCGTACACGAACCCGCAGCCGCAGCCGAAGTCGCGGCAGTCGTAGACCTCGCCACCCTCGGCCCAACCGGCGAACAGCACCGGGCCGGACGCCTGCGCGAGCGCATCCGACGCCGACCACGGACCCTTGCCCGCCTTCTGCGGGAGCACGATCTGCGAGCGGCGGAAGTGGAACGCGGGCGCGAGCTGCCCGACCGTGGCCGAACGCTTCACCCGGTAGTGGTTGACCGTCGCCCACAACTGCCAGTCAGTCTCGACGAACGGCTCGCCCATGCGGAACCCGTCAGGGATCGTGCAATGGGCTTCCTTCCAGTCCGCGACGAGGAACCCCAGGGTCGGGAAGTCGACGACGTGGTCGTCAGTCGCCGTCACCGTTCACGACCTTGAGCCGGTCGCGCGACGTCGTGCGGCGAGGAGCAGGTGCGGCCTCGGCGCGCTTGGCGGCAGTCTCGTCCGTGGCGATACGCCAACGCATCGACAGCATCCCCGGCATCGTCAGCCCCAGGGCGTCGGCCATCTGGCGGACCAGCGTGCCGAGCCCCACCGACGAACCCGACACCTCGGACTCGCACCAGCGGCGGCAGTACAGGGCGACCTGATCGGTGAGCCCGTGACGCTCCCACATGACCGCCTGCGGCTTGCGCCACAGCCACGACCACACGTCGACCTCACGGTCGGACTGCTCCGGCAGCGGCCACGCCGGCGGATCGCCGACACGGCCCTCCGACGGCAGCACCGTCCAGCCCGCCGCGTCCGACGGACGGTCGCGGCGCAGAGCGTTCGGGTCCGGCGCAGGGCCGGAACGGGGACGGGCGCCACCGCTAGCCATTGTGTGCTCCTCGCATCGCGCGGGAAGTGGGCGGCATCGCGCCGTCCACAGGGTTAGAACC